CGCCTGATTATCTTCATTTCCGCGTCGGTCTGTAAATATACAGCCTCAAATATGCCGGGGTCTGTGCCGTGGTCTTTATAATCTGCCGTGCCGTCGTAGGTGTACTGGTTGTAAGTGTCGATTTCCGTGTTAGTTGTGTACCTATAATTCAAAATCAGCCCGGCCAGCGACGGGGTCACGCTCTGGAAAGTAGGGACCAAAAGCCTTAATGTTAAATCCAGTGTATAGGCCGAATAACTCGCCCGACGGATCGTGCCGTACCTCGTGACGGTTACATCCAAGGCCCCGGAGTAATCGACCTCAGCCCCGAATATTTCCTCACCCGTCCCGCAGGTTATACTGAAATTTTCCCTGTTTTGGTGCAGCACTGTATCAAGCAAAGTCAATTCAGCGAAAGTGCCACGGAAGGACAGCCGGGACTCATAAACATCTTCGCCCACGCCCCGGTCGCTGCCGGTCCAGTTTTCCGACCCGGATTGAACCCACTGGATCGCCAGCGCGGTCTTAGGCACATAGCCCCATAAAAAGGTTATCGTCTGGCCGCCGAAGGTCATATCTGTAAGACCCTCGCGTCGCGCTGCATATCGGCAAAGCGCCGGATCTGCTCTTGATAAGTCTCTGTCACGGCCTGGGCGATTACCTGGGGGTTGCCGTTGGCGACGTTAATAACGGGGGCCTCAAAGGTGATGGAGTTTCCCCCGCCGCCGTTTGCCATGTCCATAAAATTGCGCTGCTGGGCGGTGTTCAGGACTACCTCGCCCCGGTTCACGCGCGCGAGGGTGTTGTCTCCCTGCGTCGACCCCGAATTTATAAAGCCGCCGTTTGCAAAGCCCTTAATCGTCTGGGCCATGATGGTGGCCACGGCAAAAACGGTCTCTGTTCTTATGAGCGCAGCTAAGGGCAATCCAGCTATGGGGCCGAGCCCGGCGGGTGGTGGGGCTACCGCTGCCGATGCCGCGACCATGCCGTTAAAGATCACGCGGGCGGCTGCGAGGCTCTGCTCGGCGACGAATAGCGCTTTATTCTCGCCGAATATCGCCTTACCTAAACCGATTATCTGTGATCCTAGCTGCATTTGAGCGTTTATTTCAGCGCGCTTTATAGCCAGGAGCTTGTCGGCCTGCTCTTTGGCCTTGTCGCGCTCGATAGTGTCCCATTTGTCATTAATTCCCGCGCGCTGCGACCTTTCAAGCTCGACTAGATTTGTTTGGTCTGCGCCCGCGGCGAAAAGTATGGCTTGTTTGTTTAATATATGGTTTTCCAGCTCCGCCAGCTCGCGCTCGCGGCCCGACATGAGCGCCAGCTCTATCTCACCCTGTAACGCTATGGCCTGAGCAAACTCGGGGCTGTCCTTGGCGCTCGGCCCCCCGCTAACTCCCCCGGATCTGCCGGCCGCCGCCTTACCGCCACGCAGCGCGCCGGTGCGCTCGACATTGACGTGTTTCCTAGATTGCTTATCTATCTTGTCGAAAGCCTCAGTCAATGCGCTCCCGGACATAATGCTAGCATTGAAGTCCACAAGCGCCGCGCCCTGGCGCTTGTATGCCGCAGCTAAATTTAACAGCGCTTGGTGTTCGCCCGCTCTGCCCTTTGCTATGCGCGCCGCCCGCTCTTGCCGGCTTACTTCCTGGCTTGCGTTAAATCTTTCCGCCAGACCCATAATACGCGCCCAGCCGCGCGTCGCGTCGATGAAAACGGCGCCGGTTACACGAATAAAATTTGCTAACTTCCTGAAATTTTCCTGAAGCTCCCCGGTCTTTGCGCCTTCCTCTAAAAACTCTACGAATGACTTTGTCAAGTCATTAAAAACAGGCAAAAGCTCGGCGCCTAAAGTTTCCTTTATGTCCCCGAGGCGGTTATTTAACTGGGCCATCTGCCCCGCGTCTGTCTCAGCCATAGCGCGCGCGAGGCCCCCGAACTCCACTTGCAGCTCGTTTAAAATCACCTTTTGCGCTGAGAGTAGGTCGCCCCCCTGGACAAATTCCTTAATCATCTTTGTCTGCTGGTCTGTCAACGCCACACCCACGCGCCTTAAAGCAGTAGCCCCGATTATGGGGTCGTTTAACGCCTTGCCCAGTTGTATGGCCGACTCTTTTACATCTGTGCCCATGGCCTGCGCCATATCCAGCATAGTTTCAGTGGCCTGGGGGAAAACGTCCTTTCCGATGTTAGTAAAAGTCAAGAGCATGGCCTGGCCGCGTAAAATTGTTTCGTCGCCGACCGTCGTTACTTTCTGCAGGCCGGATGCCATCTTCTTGAGCTCGTCGGCAGTCAACCCCGCAGCCCCGCCCGTGGACTTAATGGCCGCCGCGACCTTCGCCTCGGCCTGCTGCTGTACGCCCGCGAGCTGGATCGACTCTCTTATAAGCCGGTTGGCCTCACGAAAAACAAAAAAGCCCGCCGCCGCCTTGACGACGCCGCCCAGGCTGATCTGTGTGGCCTTTGCCTGCCGCTCGACGCCTTTTAAACTTTCTTTAGTCTTCGTGTTTTCCGTCGTGACGGTCTTGCGTACCTTGGAATAAGCCTTGCTTATCTGGTCTTTTAGCGTGAGTTTTACTTCAACCGTGTTTTTAGCTGGCATTATTTACCCTTAGTCTTTTTAAACATAGCTTCGGCGCGCTTTTTAGCTTCTTTTTCGAGCCTGTAATATACACTTGAAACAGAATCACAAAACCCCACCACGCGCAGGAACCGCGCCGGCTGAGAAGACAGCCCGCCCGCATAAGGAAACGCGTTGTAATTTTTTAGCCAAACATACCTGTCGAAGTCCGCGTCGGCGGTTGTAAGTAGCGGCCCCTCGTGTGTAATTTCCCCTTGTCGGCAATCTTTACATCCTTTCCCCAGGCATTGATGACATACAACTCGTTTTACCTCAGCGTCGGGGTCGATATGCCCGTTAAATATACCGGCAAGGGCTACAAGTTTTTTAAGTCGGACTCCGTCAAAAGCGTGGCCTTGATTATCTCTAGTGCCACCTCGTCGCGCGCCTGCCGCGGGATGCGCTTTAGAGAATCGCCCCAGGGCGCTTTGCCCCCAGGGAGACGGCCTTTAGCTGGGTCCCTTGTCACTTCGACCGTCTCCCCGCCTGCCGTGAGATTTTCGACCGCTATCAGGCCCACATTAAGCGCCCTATAAAATTCCGTGCCGGTCTTTATAACCGTGTTGCCGTCCTCGTCGGTAGAGTAAGCGTCTCGTAAATACGCCTCCTCTGCCGGGTTCAGATCCCCGATTATAAAAAGCGTCTGCTTTTCTTCTGGTTCTGTCCGGTCTGCCAGGCATATATATACCCGGTTCGCCCTTTCGCTTATAGCTTCCATGTCCGCACCTTTCAGCTTAATGATTAAATGAATAGAAACTCATATTCCCGGTCTACGTTGCTCCCCGTGCCCTTGAGCAAAAACTCCAGATCCACCATTCGGCGGCCCGTGTCATCACTCAAGGACGGTGCGGAGATTTCAGCTTCATCACCGTAGAAAACGACCTTTTTACCGGCTGCCGAGCCGACGTTAAAAGAAAGCGCGTAATCTGTGCCAGCGTCGTAGCCCGTAATTATGTCAAAGTTAGCCGCGAGCTCCCACTCCATCGTTATCGTGAGAGTCGGGCGGCGGCCCGTTATCCTGGCCGACTCGAAGCCGCTGTCGCCGGTCGCGTTGGCGTTTTGGCGCATTGAAATTTCATTGTTTTGCGCGAAGGCCATGGCCTGCACCACGGGGGAAAAAGACCCGATCAAGATGTTGGCGGCCTTGAGTATGGGCGGCTGCTCTGTGTATCTCGTAACGGTCGTAAGCGCCTGGTCGCCTGCCGAGCTCTTAGCACCCTGTAGCGCAAAGCTGACTGCGGCTTTTTTTGAACTCTCAAAAGCCATCGTCATTTCGCCCATGGCTGACCGGGCTGTCCACTGATAGCCGTCTTCCTCCTGGCGGGCGGTGATGGCCTCCTGGTTGCTCGACTTAGGTACTACTGAATAGCCCGCCGTTGACGGGCCGCTGGAGCTGGTAGCGCTGCCTGAAGCGGGGCCGGTGATTAACTCGCCGGTCTGGAAAACGCCGGTCAAAAGCTGATAATACAACTGCCCGCCTGCACCTATGGGCAGGTCCACTAAAACGCGGCCTGTAGCTGTGGATGTCCCGCCCGTTATCGTCTGATTCCGCACAAAGCCAGTGCCGACGGTTACAGTGCCGACCGTTATCTGTCGCACGATATTGATGTCCTGAGAACAAGCCTCAATAGCCGGGGCATACTCAAGGGGATAGCATATATCCGCCACCGCTGTGCTGGCTGCGGCCACGTCGTCGGTGATGTCGTCCCTGCTGCGGTTTATCACAGTGACGTAATCCGAGCCGACGATAGCAATAGGAAAAGTCCCGTTATTGCTCGCATCAGCGGCAGAATGGACAAAAAGGTATTGACCTACAGCGACATCTGTCATGGTGGGTGCACCAGCAAAAGTGTATTTAATTAAATTACCACTCTGATATAGGATAGACTCCACGTCCTCATCTACAAGGCCGCTGAGCACCATAGTGTCGGGAGTGTTAAGCTCCGATGTCACATTAATATTTATTGCTTTGGTGCTCTCAAGCGTGCCGGTGCGGCTCAAAGTGGATTGAGCAAGGTCTCTATCTTCCCTGGGGGCGACGTACTCCGCCGAGCTGTCGACGGTCAAGCGTGATATGCCGTCGGCGGCTGCCAGAGTCTCGGCTGTGCCGCAGGTGTCCTCAATGCGCCAAAGGATATTTTTTGTGCGGGTTAATAGTCCGCCTGTGCAAGCTGGCATAATGATCTCCTAAGTTGAACTCGGTGTAAACTGGTTTTGTCGATATTTTATATTAAAAGTGACGCGCAGCCGTCCGGGATGCGCCCGGACGTTCGTATATGTGCGCTCTGACGATAGATAAGTGTAGTCTATCATCCCCGCAGCCCTTAGCGTCGTCGTTAAATCGGCCATTAAATGTTTATAATCGTCTTCGCACTGGTCCATATTAGCATCGGCGGCCCCGGTGTTGTTTATCATTGTTTCAAAGGTCAATTCAAAATCATTTGTATAGTGGTCGACGGTGTTTGAGTCCTCGTCAATGGCTATTTCATCGGTAAAATGCAGAAAAGAACACGGGTAAACACGGCTGGCTGGGATGTAATCGTCTATATCGCCCCAATTAAAGTTAAAGCCGTTGGCTATGGTCATACCCGCCATGCCTGTTTTTATAGCGCCGATTAAGGTTGTCTTTAAAGCTGCCATTATTTATAGTATAAAATTGCTCCGTTAATCAGCGACGTGATTAATCCTATACCGAATAAAATTATTTTCAAATTCTTCGAGTTTTGGATCTCAATCGCCCGCAATCCCTTTTTAACGTCCTGGTGATTCCTCTCAAGGTTCATAACTCTTTCATCCATCCTTGCGCAGCCTATGTCTAAGACGCTGAGCCGGCTAAATATTTCCTCGTGTCCTTCACTCACTCCGCCCCCTAGTATGTTTTTAAAGCCCGCTTCTGGATTATAACTGTATCTGTCCCCGATCCCGCGAGCACGCGCGTAATAAATTTAATGGAGTCGCACATAGAAAAATAAGTCTCATACCCACCGTAACCGGTTGACCCATAGGTTACAGTAACTATCGAGTCTACGGTCTGGTCGGTGTTAGAGGTCAAATCTACCCCATAGATCCACCCGCCCAGCACCTTTGATGCGCACATTATCACCTCTTTATAAGTCGCCGAGTCGGGCGTGCCCACCGTGGCGGTGTCTATGTGCCATTGATACCAATATTTACTTGCTCTGTTTGTCGGCAGGGTTTTGCTTGTGTCCTCCACCAGCACCGTATCGAACGTGCCGTCACAGTCCCGGTCAAGGCGCAGGGAGTCGTCCGCTATCCCGACGGCCCCCGAGCTGCATCCGTAGCTGTTTTCAACTGTTAGCCAGTTTTCAGTCTGTCCGCTGAGCAAGGAAAAAAGTAAAAGAAAAATTAAATGTTTCATGTTATCGCCTTTCTTATGCTACAGCCTCCGGCCCGGATACCCCGAACTCGACTTCGTATACATAAATTGAATTTTCCAGCTTGGCGACGAAATAGTCGCGCCTGGGCCATATCACTGTCAAATCTGTTAAGCCTGTAACCGTCTTGCCTGACATCGCAGCCACTACGCCGCCGATTAGTGTATAAATGCCGTCCGTGAAAACGTCCGCCGCGTCATGGCCGAAAGCATTACGCATGAATATCGTAACAGTCCAGCGCATTTCCCTTTCTTGAACCAATATCTCCAAGCCGTTGGGCTCCGGGGGGTCGGGCGTGTAGTCCGACCCGTTGTACCGCACTAGGAGCGCCCCCTTCGGGGCGTTGAACTTGCTCACGTACGCCCGATAGTCGTCCGGCCATGCCTGCACCTGTACGGTGGTGAGCGCAGCCGCGAGGGTAGTCACAAAATAATTTTCTATTGTGTTTAGATTTATGCTCACCTGTATGTATCCAAAACAGTAGAGGTAAAAACCTTATTGCTTGATGTTTTATTGACTTGAATAAAAGAGGAGGTATTGGCGGCGCTCGTTGAATCGTCTATCAGCACCTTGTTATCGCGAACGGCTTTGAGCCATGCCATCGCGTCCTCACGCCCCGCCGTGATGCCCTCCGGTATTATGTCGGGGTTGCGGCGGGTGTAGAGGTTGTATATTGCGAGGTTTACGCTATACAAGCGGACAGCCACATCCGTGTTGCCCGTTGTATTTTTACCGCGTATGTAACTGTCAATGACGGCGTCAGCGTCAGCGATGGCACGCGTGACGGTGGCGGCCTGAACCGCCCCCGCGCCCGTGTCGTCTGTGAGCTGCCCCAGCGTAGCCGAGGACAGTCTCAGTAAGATGTCTGCTTGTGTGCTGTACGCCATTCATTATCAGGTTGTGTGTGTGTCTTTCCACAGATAGCCCAAGTCGAGGCCGGTGGCCAAAACTTGGAACTCTTCGATAGCTTGGATGATCCACTTGTGCTGAGAAGGATACACGTGCTCCCACACGCCGCGGTATAGACCGGAGTCCAGCGCTTTGGTACGTGGGCGATACATCGCAGAAGGCACGCGAAGACCGGCGACACTTGGCACATAGCACAAAAAGCCCATGCCTTTGGTTGAGTTGACCCCGCCCCAGATGTCTGCGGCTGTGAAGTCTGTCCCGTCCTGTTTCTCAACGGCGGTCGAATAGATGGCGCTGCCGACCAGCACGCGGTCAAGCTCCAGGAGGGAGGCAAGGCGCTGAGGCTGGAGGGTTTTGTCGTCAGTGGTCTTTAGCCTTGCGTTGATGGCGTCTACATTCTTGAGATTGACCCAAGTTTTGTAGTCGATCACCAAGGTGTTGGCCTTCATGCCCGTATTGCCGAGGATGGTCTTCAGGCCCAGGTCGATGTCTTCTAAAAAGGTGTTAGTCGACCCGGCAGGCGCCCAAAGGCCTTCTGCGTCAGTGCCGCCGGCGGAGACGCTTGACCACACTGTTTCATTAATCAGGTCGGCGACCTCCTTCTCAACCAGAATGTCGAGCTTGTCGGTTGCCAGCAGCGCGGAGTCGGCCTTCATGTCGATAGTCGGGCCGCCTGTGAGCCCCTGGTATTTGATGTCCTCTTTTGTGATCTCGTAGGCCGCGTCATATTGAGTGGTCAAGATAGAGGTTGAACCGGTTTTGAAACCGATTACGTTCGGCTCTGCGCCGGGGCCGCGTGTGCGGGCCTCGTTGCGGAAAAAATCGCCCTTGTTGTAGGTGGTGATTTTGGCCGAAGGGCTCATTATATCGAGGGTAGGGCATACCATACCGGCGATATAATTTCTGTTGCGATACATGAGGGAAGCCTCTTGTATATACTGCGGAAGCAGCGCGGACTTTTGAATTGTTGACATTGTACTTATCCCTCCTTATGCGACCGCTGTAGCGGACCCGATTAAAAGTTCGCCCAGCTCGTCCTCGGCACCGCCGACTAAGATCGTCCCTACTGGAACCGCTGTGGATGCAAGAGCGATCGCCTTGCCAGATGCTGCTTCAACGCCGACGCGCACGCCGGACGCTATCGTCCCGCCGAGCACTACTTTAGCGATGCCCTGAATTTGTACTGAGCAGTTCTGCCCGGTTACTCCGCCCTCAAGCAGTGTGCCTATGGCCATGCTGACTATAGTGGTGGGGGTGATAATATTGCCGCTGGAATTTACCCCAACGAGGGTATTGACAAGGGTCGCGGCGCTAAGGTCGGCCCCCGCTGTGAATGAGGCGACTGCGCCTTCTACTTTTCTAGCCATGAGTTAGTCTCCTTATGCGCCGATGACGGCGGCCTTGAGTTTAGGGTTAGCGGCGAATACGGCCTCTTGAATCACCCGGACGTTTTCGCCCAGGTTCATCTTGTGGCTGTCCGCATATTCGATCATCTTTTGTTTTAATTCGGCGTTGGCGGCTTTCTCGTCCAGTCTTACCTGGTTATTGAGTGCCTGCTCGCTGAAATCCATCACGGCGACGCGGTTGCGGATGCTGTTTTGATAGATAGACAGGACGGTTTTCTTCACTGTCTTGCCGTCGGCGGTTGCGAAGTCGCGGGGCTCCTGGCCGTCCAAGCTCTCCATGATGACCATGATATCGTCTTTTTCGGCGGGCAATGCTTTGCCGACTGCGGCGACCTCTTTGAAAAACGCTTCAAACTCAGCACTTTTGAGCTGAGAATTGATGGCGTCGACGGACTTTTTGAGGTCTTCATTCTGCTTTTTGGCGAAGGCCAGCTTGTTTTTAACGGCTGTCAGCTCAACACCATCGTTTTTTGCCTTGTCCGCTTCTGCCTCCAGGGCGGTGAACTTGGCTTCAACGGCGGCCAGCTTGGCCGCGTTCTCTGTTTTTTCAGCCTCAAAGCTGGCGATCTGGCTCGTTGCCTCGTCAAGCTTGGCTTGTATTTCTTTTAAATCCATGGTATTCTCCTTAATGAATTGGGAAACGTCTAAATTCTCTGTATCTGATTGAAAAGTCGAGGCGGACGCGGAAAAGGCTATATCTGCCAGGCCCTTAACTGCGGGCGCTTTCTTGCCTAAAAAGGCCACGTGATCCAGCTCCCAGCCGTCTTTGCGCTTGACTAGACCGACGCTGCGTTTTGGAAACATCTTATTTTTTAGCATGACGGCGAACTCGGGGACTAGATCAGAAATATTACCGAAGAGCTTGTCGCCCTCGCGCTTGAAACCGTCGAACCAACCCCAGGCGGCGGCTTTGCTCAGCTTGCCTTGCCCTGGGTGCTCAATAGTGATGGGCTTTTCCCCTTTTGAATTGGCGACTATATCGTCTATATCGCCTGTAGTCCAGGTGTTCGCCCAGCCGTTGCTGTCGGTTTGTTTACCGGTCTCGAAAAGTTCAGCCCACATATAAACCCCATTATTCATATTTTCGCGCGTGATTGTCTTTGTAATTTTCTAAGGTTTTTTCTTAGAGTTTTACAGACTATGGGATTATGGCGACACACCCTAACTCACTGAAAAACTTGAGACTTTTTAAAAAAGGTAAGTCGGGCAACCCCGCGGGGAAGCCAAAGGGCACCAAGAGTTTTTCGACCGTGTTTAAAAAGTTCCTGGCCGTCGATACCGGCAAGGCCCACCCGGAGACGGGCGAGATACTCGACTACATGGGCCTGTCAACCCTGGCCGTCCTGAAAAAAGCCGCAATCGGCGACATCCCGGCCATTAAGCTGGCTATCGAGAAGGCCGAGGGCTCCACGCCCGAGGGTTTGATAGATAACTACGACGTTTCGGCTCTGTCAATCGAGGAATTAGCCACGCTCTCCCGGCTCCTATCTAAAATCAAGTCAAAAGAATGAATTTAAAAGCCCAGGAAGCGGCCATAAACGCGGAGCTTTGCCGGCGCTCACTCTACCACTTCCTCAAGTACTTCTGGGACGTGATCGTACCGGACGACTTCGTAGATAATTGGCACATCAAATATCTATGCGACGAGCTGCAGGCCGTAGCTGGGCGGGTTTTTGAAAGAAAGCCGAGCGAGTACGACTTAATTGTAAACGTCCCGCCGGGCACGTCTAAATCTACAATCGGCTCTGTCATGTTCCCCGCCTGGTGCTGGGTGAATGACCCCCCTTTACGGTTTATCGGTGGGTCACATGACTCCGACCTCGCGGCCGGTCTCGCTATAAAGTCCAGGGATATACTCAAAAGCGATAAGTTTAATGAACTATACCCTGGGCTCATAGTGATGAAAAACGACATGGATTTAAAGCGGAGCTATGAAAACACTAAGCAGGGGTCACGCAAGGCGGTGGGCGTCGGAGGGAACATCACCGGCAGCCATGCGCACATCATCCTAGTAGACGACCCCATTAATCCGAAAAAAGCGGTATCAGCCGCAGAGCTGAAAACAGCGGCCGCGTGGATGTCAGAGACTCTTTCCACGCGTAAAGTCGATAAAAAACTCACTCCCACGATCCTGATAATGCAGCGTCTCGCCGAGGGGGACCCGACCGGGGTACTACTGGAAAAAGACAGGCCCATACGTCATATATGCCTACCCGCAGAGCTGACCGACCTTGACAACGTAAGCCCCAAAGAAGCCGAGGAAAATTACATTGACGGACTACTAGACCCGAAAAGAATGGATCGCGAAGCCCTGGCGCTAAATAAAACAGACTTGGGATCGCGGGGGTATGCTAACCAGTTTCTGCAGAACTCCGTCGCCGCCGAGGGGGACATTTTTAAACGCTCGTGGTGGAAGTGGTATGAGGTACTCAGCCAAAAGCGCCCCGATCTTATAGTTCACTCCTGGGACACGGCGCACAAAAAAGGCCAGGAAAACGACTTCGCTGTGTGTACTATTTGGGCCGTTTTCCCCGAGGGCTATTATCTGGTCGACGGCTGGGCCGAAAAAGCCCAGTTCCCCGAGCTGCGCCGGCAAGCGATACTTTTGGACACCCTGCACCCGGCCACGGATATAATTATAGAAGACAGGTCGAGCGGCCAGGACTTAATACCCGAACTGCAAGCTACCACGAAGCTACCCGTCAAAGCCGTCAAAGTGGTAAGCGACAAAATCGCCAGAGCGAAAACCTGCGTCGGCACCATCGAGGCGGGCAATGTGTATCTCCCGAAGGACAACATATTCGCGGCCCAACTCGTAGAGCAGTGCGCCGGCTTTCCCGCTCTCAAGCATGACGATATAGTAGACAGCTTGACGCTATTTTTAAACTGGATGCGCGAGCGCCGCACCGGCCCCGTGGCCTTCACGTCCCGGCCCCGCGAGCGCGCCCACGGCCTGACCTCCGGCTATGGGGGCAAGCAAAGTCTTTTCAAAAAACACTTAATTACAAGGGGTTTTCATGTTTAATTTCGCCGAATCCTTGGGCAAAGCCCTGCGCGGTATGCGCCGGACAGAAATAGCCACCCGCAGCACATCGTCGGACTTCCGCACGCTGGGCAGCTTTCTACCCGACCCCGACCTCATTCTGCAAGCAATAAATGAGGATCAAACGATCTACGACTCTCTGCTCACCGACGCGCACCTGTCAGCCGCCATCGTGAGCCGCAAGGCGGGCGTGCAAAAATTCAAGTGGTCGCTGGACCAGGGCACGGCCAGCTCTAGGCAGCTCAAGGTTTTTCAAGAGCAATACGCGCGGCTGGACATTCAGCGCATACTTGACCAGGTGCTTAACGGCTTTCTGCGCGGCTATCAGCCGATGGAAATACTCTGGGACAACACCCTCCTGGCCGACACCGGCAAGCTATGGGCCAAGGACATCGTCGCTAAGCCCCCCGAGTGGTTCGTCTTTGACAATGACAATGTGCTGAGATTTAAAAGCAAAAACGCTTCATTTGAAGGCGAATTATTACCACCTAATCACTTTATCACCTCCCGCTATCAGCCCTCGTATAAAAACCCATACGGCACGGCGGAGCTGTCCAAGTGTTACTGGCCCGTAATCTTCAAGCAGGCCATGGTCAAGTTCTGGGTCACTTACGGTGAAAAATATGGTATGCCCTTCGCTATAGCGTACCTCCCCCGGTCATCCGGCTCCGAGGAATACGACCGGGCCGTCGACCAGCTGGAAAACTTGATCCAGGACGCGTGCGCCGCCTTCCCGGAAAACACGAAAATTGAACTGCTCGAAGCCAAGGGCAAACAATCGAGTATAGATGTATATGAGCGGTTTATCCGCTGGTGTAACTCGGAAATCAGCAAGGCCATATTGGGCCACACCGGCGCGCTGGACAGCACGCCCGGCAAGCTCGGCAGCGAGGACGCCGCCCTGCAAGTGCGGGACGATATAATTTTGATGGATAAACACATGGCCGAGCAAACAATGAATGAATTTAACGCCATCTTCAACACCGTAAACTTCGGCGGGCCGGATTACCCGCTTTTCATCCTTGAAAAAGAATACGAGGTCGATGTCACCCTGGCCGAGCGCGATAAAATTCTATTTGACATCGGCTGGAGGCCCACCGCCAAGTATATAGTCGATTCTCACGGCATGGAGGAGGACGACTTCACCCTAAAAGCCGATGAACCAGAGCCCGAGCCTGGGGACGATGACAAAAAGCCCGGCACCCCGGTAGACGATAAGCAAATCTTTTCCCGGTTCGCCGCTAAAAGCCGGTTTAAAGATCAGCACGCGCTCGACATGATGCAGCAGTCCATCACCGACGCTCAGCTCCAAATGGGCGCCGACCAGTTCCTTAAACCAATCTTTAAATTATTCGAGGCCGGCAAGAGTTACGAAGACATATTTAGCGCCCTGCGGTCTAACTCTCTCTTTGACAGCCTGGACACCAGCAAGCTCGACGACCTACTGACTAAAGCCGTGTTCGTGAGCGAGGTCGCCGGGCACCTCAGCGCGGGGCAAGAGCGTTGACCTGGACTATTAGCGTCCCCTGTGACTTTGGCTTTTATTGGTGGCGGCGTGCGGATAGCGCCCAGCCGGAGATCGTCAAGGTAGCCGGCACTCATGCCGGGGTGCGGGTGTACTTTCATAACTCGATCCAGTGCAAGTCCCCGGCGGAGCTGGGCGGCACGTGGTCAGGGCCGATAGAGCGGGGGCCCGATGCCTGACTCTGAAAATAAAAAAGAATTGCCCCCCGATTTTGAAGAAAATATCAAGTATTTTTTTGATGAACAATACCCGATGAACCCGGATATTGCCGAAATTATAGATGACAACTTTTGGAGCTTGCTAGATGCCTGAATTTACACCGACACTACTCGCGACCGCTGTCAAGCTCCCGCCTGAGAAGGCCGTCGCCTTCCTGAAACAAAAGGGTTTCGCCTTTAGCTGGCGCTGGGACGATACACTAGACAGCGCACACAATCAAGTTTTCACCGTCGCCAAGGCCATGAAAATGGACGTACTAAAAGACATTCGCGACGAGGTCACGTCCGCCGTAAAGAATGGCACTACTTTCAGAGACTTCCAAAAGCAGCTCGAGCCGAAGCTGCGGGCCAAAGGCTGGTGGGGGCGCGAGATCGTGGACGGGAAAAAAGTCCAGCTCGGCAGTCCCCACCGGCTCCGCACCATATACAACACCAACACGCAGGCCGCTTTTAACGCGGGCCGGTATAAAGAACAGCTCGACAACAAAGACGAGCGCCCGTATTTAATGCACGTCTCGGTTATCGACCCGAACACCCGGGCCCTGGGCCTTGCGCTTGACGGCCAAGTCCACCCGGTCGGCTCAGCGCACTGGGACACTTTCTATCCGCCGAATGAATACAATGACAGGGGCCGCGTGCGCTCTCTCTCCCGGCGGCAGGCCCCGGCCCGCATCGACGCGGCTAAAAAGGCCCAGGCGGCGCTGCGTAAAGACGGAAAGCCGACCGCGGACAGCTTCAAGCGCCCCGACACGGGCTTTGCCAATAACCCCGGCAAGGTGCCCTGGAAGCCCCAGGCGTCGAAGTACCCCAAATTTTTGTGGACTAAGGGCCAGGCGCTTGAGAACTTGCGCCGCGTGATAGTGGAGGCCGCCAACGCTAAAGTGATTCGTAGAACCCCAAAAAAGGACCTCCCGGATGCAGGTAGTAGCCAAAATTAATGATAAAAAAATAAAAGAATTATTCGCTAAATTGCAGGCGAGCGCAAAGGACACCGCCCCCGCGATGCGCTCTATTAGCCAAGTGCTGCTTGAGTCCGCCGAGGACAACTTCGCCGCCGAGGGACGCTTCCCGAAATGGGCGGCGCTAGAGGCCGGCACTATCGCCCAGCGTAAGAAAAAAGGGACGTGGCCCGGCAAAATACTACAGCAGCGGGGCCACCTGGCCTCGTCCGTGCACGCTGAATACACCAAGTGGGAGGCCGTAGCCGGGAGCAATTCAGCGTATGCCCGCATCCACCAGCTCGGGGGGACAATAAAGCACCCCGGCGGTACGCCGTATTTCGTTAAAGACGGCAAGGCCGTATTTATGAAAAAAGACGGCACTTACCCAGCGGGCACTAAATTCACTCAGCCCCACGACATAAAAATTCCGGCCCGGCCCTATCTGAGCATGCGCGCCGGTGATGTCCGGGAGGCTGAGGACATCCTCACGCGGCACCTGCTCAAAGGGATTTAAATTTTATTCCTCAGTTCGTTCTTCTGTCGTGCAGGCACCTGCCGGCCTGTAAACAAATTGTTGTGCGTTGTGATCCCACTCCGATAAATAGTTTTTATCTTGATTTATCTTGTTTTTATAAACCGGCGATTTAAACACCATTCCAACGAAATTAACCATGTTTGCATTTTCGGAAAGCGCACATTGAAGTTTTGTTTCAGCCTCAAACACCCGCCGATCTCTCTCCAGTTCTTTTAATTCTGCTATCTTTGCAAGGACCGTTTCGTGTGCTGTTTCCATCTCTTTTAAAAGTTTATTGTCAGCACGCAGAGTTATGTTTTCTGTGCGCGCTTGGTCGACGTGTTTCTGAACTTCCCCTAAACGCTTTTCGTCATCGTCAGCTTTTCTAAGCCTCTCTTGTAATACCGCCCCGACATGAGCCGGTAGATTTTTTTCAATTATTGTTTTTATTTCCTGATTCATTTCCATTTTGTTACCTCCTGGTTATGTATGTATACTGTACTCATGCGGATTGATATTGAAGACCTACCCAGTAAAAACCTCCGGCTTATAGCCGATGCCATCGGCACCGACGGCTTATCAAAATTAATCGATGCCGTCGGCGGGATGACGATTTATTTCCCTAAGACCATGGGTCCCGCCGTCCTCCGCAAACAGCTGGACGAGGTCAAAGGGAATAAATCAGTGAACGAGCTGAGCCGCGAGCTGGGCGTGAGCACTAAGACCGTCTACAATATCCTAAACAGCCCCAGGCCGAAGCCCACGCAGGTGGTCAAAGACCCCGATAACAGGCTCTACTTCGTCAGCGCTTGACCGTCGGCTGCCCGGCTTTGTACTCTCCGCACCAATCCGATTTTTGGACCTCCGGGAACCGCCTTTGGTAGTTCGGCGGGAAGCGCCGGCAGTTGTCGTCTATCCCGGCCTTATCGAGCAAGTAGACGCAATTTCCGCAGCTCTCGACTTTGTGCCCATCGAGTAGGTCGTTTACATTTTCAGGTTTTGCCATTGTGTATCCCTTTCAGTTTATTAAATTAGCTCAAGGTTATCCTCAAAATATTGTTTAGCTACTAACCATTGTTCTTCATGGTTTTTGGGGTTTCTGGCAATCATGTCCCCGGCCTTTGGGCTGCCATTTTTTTTATCCGCTTCGGAAATGGACACTTTGTTCTTTTAGTGCGCGTAAAACAGCTCGCACGGTGGCGCGATCTATCTCCTTCGTTTCCTCATTTAGCAATGAATAATCCCCATTTGTCCAATATGGGATCCCTTTGCGTTTCAAATAATCGTCACAATAAGCGACATGCACGGCAGATGCAATTTTTTCAATATCCATAGCGCACTCCTATTTTAATTTTGACCATGTCTTACAACGGGCGCATTTCTGATATGCGTTTTCTTCTGTACTGTTTAAACATTCTTACCTCTTTCATTTTATTGGATTGCCTCGTCAGCCGTCAGCATATTGCCCGCTTGCTCCATTAGCCCAGGGCGGCTCAGGAAGCTGCTAGGGGCCCTATCCTGCACGTCCTTGATAAAATGCACGGCCATAGATTTAAAGGCTTCTAAGAGCTCAGGGGCCAGATTAAAGGGTATTGGCACGTTTTCGTATTCCAAAACGTAATGATAAACGCCCCGGCCATCAATTTCAATAAAACGGCACTGTGATTTTTTCTTAAAAATGTCTTTTATGCTGTCCATCGCGGCCTTTACTTCCATGTCGTCTAGTTCTTTTTCCTCCGCCGCTTTTTCTTCCAGCATCACCCTTAAATTTTCTGCCTGTTCCTCGTGTCGCTGCAGCCTGTCCGAAATGTCCCCGACCTGCGCCCTTAAATCGCACCTCATGCGAGCTATAATCTTTTCAGGGTCGATTTGCCCCTGGCTGTCTACTTTAAAGCCTGTCGATACTTCACCCGTTCTCATTGTGTGCCCTCCCAAGGCTTCATTTAAGTAAATCGTCTACGGCCATGCGTGTGTCGGCCATGTCTCTCATAATCTGTGATTTGATTAGCTTCTCAATCATGTTGCTTTTTGACCGGTTATCTCTCCGCGCCATAGCGTCAAGCTGCGCGTAAACGTCTGGGTCCATTCGCATAGACACAAGCTGACGCCTTGCGCTTTTGGTTGTGAGCTTTTCAAATTTGTTATTGATTGTCATACAATTAATATACATAATACACGACAAAAAACAAGACATACCACTGCGTATTTTTAGTGATTTTGTCCCGTTAGAAAAAAAGCCCTTTTCCCCTTTTTAGCTTAAAAAAGGGGTTCTGTCCCGTTACTTTTCGTCTGTCCCACGAAAATAAAAGTAACGGGACAGGCTGTAGCCCTTATTCTATAAGGGTTCCAGAGGTTTTGATCCCTGTTTGTCCCGTGTCCCGTCACTTTTTCACTCACCCCCCATTGTAAAAACCATTCGTGTAAAACCCCCTTTATACTATATACACGACTCTCTTTATCTCACCTAGTATTTTTAAGAAAGTTATGGGACAACGGGACAGAATCCCTCTAAGCCCTATGGAATAAGGGCTCCGGGGTGTCCCGTACTTGTCCCGTGTCCCGTTACCACATGGGACAAAAACCCAAAAAACTAAAGACAAAATAAAAAAGGCAATACAGTGTATTGCCTTGTATGCTTTTTGTATTGCCCTTGTGTTACTTTTTATTTTTTATCCGATATTCGTTGTCTCGGCGTTGAACAGCGCGGTTGCTGTTGTTGGTGGTTATGTCTTTTCAATCATTATGCACCCATCTTCATCCAGTGCCAAGCCCAAGCTTGAGTTTACGTCGCGATGGAGATAAAGAGTGCCATTAAATTTACCGATTGAACATATAGTTGTCATATGATGTCCTCGCTCATCGACAGCTTTAAACATTATACGCTCGCCACCGTCCTCCATTTTAATATATACCGTTTCGTCTTTTTTCCCTTCTTCATATATTTCACATTTCATTTGTACTCCTCCTTGTTGTTGTCAGAAAAACCGTTCTCCGTTATTACCCATTAAATTGTTATAGCAATCATCACACACTAAATCGCAATCGGCGATTTCAAAGCCTGGGAATACGTCCTGTAATTCGTCTTTCGCGTCTTCGTCTGACTGACCTTTCTCGAATACATCGCCGCACATCGCACATTTATACTCGCTGTTTTTCATTTATACCTCCCTTTTGGAGTATCTCTGAGCTGTACTTTATAGCAACAAATACAATCTCGTCCTACATTATCATAATCTTTCCAATAATGCCAACGATGGAATCCAAAGAAACATAATACCTTTCTAATCATAATACCTCCTTATGTTTATTTTTTAGAACGGCACGCCTTTGCGCAACATTTCGAACTCGGTCCGGAGCCGCTCGGGGTTCCCGTTCGCCCCATCGTCCTTATAATAAACGTAAATTCTCTCCTCGCCGGTGCGTATTCGCTTAGAGCTGTACCCCTTATCTGATAACTTTCTGCGGAACAATTTACGATTTACGCCAGACTCCGCGAAGTCCGACGAGAAGGCTAAAAGCGCTTGCTGGGCAAATTCAAAGTCAAAAACCGGGGGCGCCTTGGTAGCCAGCCACTCGCTCAGATCCCCCTCCTCTGCCCCACCACAGGCCAGGATCATCTGCTTTTTTGTCTCCGATGCCGGGGCGCGTTTGAAGATAGAAGGGTCAAATGGGAGCCTCTGGAAGTAGTTAAAAAGGGCCGCTATATTGTCGGCGTTATCCCTCCAGGCGATTACCCTATCTATCTGCTGGGTGCTTAGACAGTCCTTAGGCCCCCGCATGGCGTATATCCGCCGCTCGTCTAAATCGGGGATTGGCAGCGCGTCAAGGTTGTTTGAAAACATAAGAAAATTGGCGTACACGCTCGCCGTGTAGCTATCCTTGCCCTTTGGCTGAATGTTGGTAACAGTATCGGCTAAAAGCGATTTCATGCGCTCCCACATCTGATATTTTTTTTCCCCGGTGGTGGCTTTTATCTCCTGGACCACGGCCAGGATACACTTGTCTAAAAAGCCGTTAAATCTGCCCTCTAAATCGTCCTTGCTCACATCGTGACAGTTATGCCCCCCGACCATCGCCATGAGTATTTCAAACAAAATTCCCCTGCCGGTGCCCGTCGTCGACGTAATATTAATAGGCGTCACGAATGATCGCACCCCCGGATTTTGGATCATCCTGGCGAGCCACTGCAGGAGCCAGGCGCGTTCCTCGTCCTCAGGGAAAAGGTGTCTGATAAAATCCATAAAAACGTCTAGCCGGGGGTCGTCTCCGAGTACTGTTTCGGGCGGGTGTGGGGGAAAATAGAAGGTGTTGATATACTCCGCGTCGTCCCCGTAGCTGTGCCTGCGCTTACAATATCGCCCGTCGCCTGGCTGGTACGTGTAGCCGGCAAAGTGTCGGGTGTCCAGGGACTTAGCCCAGGCGTCGGCCATGGGCGTGATCTTCTCGGAGCCGTCCTCTCCTAGCGTCCGGTGGGTGTACGCCTGGGTGTGCTCGCGGAAGGCCCTCAGCATCCGGCGCTTAGCGATATGGGCTTCGACCCCCATGTCGTAGACTTCGGTCGCGTCTGGCTGCTCCACGAGCCCGTAGCGCTTAACCCAGCCGGACAGCTCCCTGGGCTTTCGGCGTAGGGTTGGATCGTCCTTTTTTTTTACCGTGTCGTTGTAGAGCGCGACGATAGAGGCCGCCGTTATCGGAGAGCGGGCGCCTGAGCCCCAGGTCGGCCAGCGTGTTTGAATCTCTGCGTAGTCGTAGTCTACCGAGCGCTGGGACCACTCCGCGAAAAGGTCCAGCCCTTCGGCCCCGCCCTCGTACTGGTGATATAGGGCCATGCCGACTTGTAACCAAAGATCGTGCCCCGCGTCGGGGTCGAGCTGCCGGAGCATGAGGCGGAGGCGATCCGTCGTTATGTGTAAGGGGGGCTTGTAATTTTCAAAGGACACCGCGCCCCGGACCGTGGCGTCGTCTGTCACTACGCCGACGGGGTCGCGCCGGGGGCGCTCTTTTCGGACCCAGCCGGCGGGGATAATTGAATAAAAGTAGTCAAAAAGCGCCTGTATTTTTTCCCCGGTGAGGACGGGCAGCCAGTCCGCGTCCAGCTCTGACAGCTCGCCGTGGCTCCACTCGTAGGGCTTGCCCGTGCCGGGGTGCACGCCGTAGGCCACCCACTGCTGGCCCGTGGCCTTAATCTCTATTTGATGCGCGTTGCCGTCCGGGCCGGTGAACTTGTCCGATGCGTCCGGCCCCAGTCCCCCCGGCGGTGGGCTGCAGGGGATCAGCACCCTGGGCGGGTTGCCGGTGCGAATGGGGGCGGGGCCGATGTGGTCGCGACACCAGGCGACGAGCAGAGCGACCAGGGTGGGGTCGCGCACATCGATGTCTATGCCCGGCGTGAACTTCCCCAGGACGCCCAGGCCGCCATAGTAGGGGCTCTTTGCCCATTTGTCTACGTCCGCGTGTTTGGCCCGTATGTCCGGCCAGCCCTTCGCCCCTGGGTACTTGGCCCCGGCCTTGATGGGTACTAACTTATAACCGGCGTCGATTAGCGCCCTGCCGTGTAGGGCTTTAAAATTCGTCATGTCGTTGTTTATTCCATTCGTTTTTAGCGTCAATGTTTCTTTGAGAGGGGCCAAAGATGCACTCCTGGCAGCTCACGGTCCAGCAAAGTTTCCAGGCCCGTGCGGATTCGCACCATACCGGCCTCCGGGTCGCAGTCTCGGGTATTTTAAACCCTTTGAATGTATCCATCATTTACCGCCTTTGGTTTTATTCCATTCGTTAAAAGCCGCTAATCCCCCTAACCCGCGCCGGTTGTCAGCTTGGTTATAGATACATTCTTCGCAGTCAACGTGCCGGCACATATCTGCATCTAATATATATGCACAGTATTCCTCTTGAGTTTCTAAATGCGGGATACCCGGCACTTTAAAGCCCTTGAATGTTTTATATACATCCATCATTTACCGCCTTTGGCTTTTAGCTTTATAATCACCATGGGCAGCGCGAGGTCGATGATCCTCTGTAGCGCTTCGCCGTTATTTTTACATGAGTAAAAGCCCTTGATTAGCTTAAAGCTCGCGTCATGGTGCGGGGACACGTCGCCGGAAATCCTTACTGTTTTATCTTTTTTCATTTGTTTTATTCTCCTTTAGTTCAATATGTCCATTTGTTCGTGCTTTATTGCCGGGGTATCAAAAAGGCTTATGATTTTACTTTTATAAAGTCCCTCTTGTTTTATCAAGTCTAAGGACGCTAAATAAAAATCTTTTTTTATCTCAAATCCGTAGGCTTTACGATCCATCTGCATGGCCCCGATCAAAGAGACACCGGACCCAGCCACGGGATCAATTACCACGTCGCCGGGGTCAGTGAATATTTCAATAAGCCTTTTAATAACATGGATGCTTTTTTGAGTAGGGTGAATTTTTTTTGTCTCAGTGTCCCTTTGGTAATCCATGCAATTAAAAATCATCTTGCCGTTATTTCTGAACTTCGGGAGCTTGTCTCTGTAAAATACCAGGGCATACTCACAATTGCCGACTATTTTCATATTAGCTTTAAGCACCTGGGCGCTAAAATTCTTCCTGAATACAAGGTTAATATACCCATTTAATCCATACTTTTTAGCCAACTCAATTAAATACATTTGCTGATCAAAAGCGCAAAATACAACCATGCAGGGGGCTTGATTTGGTTTATCTGGCTCCTTCTTTAGCATTTTACTGCAAAAGTGCATAAACTCAGCGGGCCTAAAATCCTTGTCGGTATCAAAGAACTCCTTACCGGCTAGTTTACTCTCCCCGTTTTTGTTATCCCCGCCTTCATACCATGATGGGTTTGAAGCATAAGCATAATTACCCAGGTTATATGGGATGTCCGCGAGTATTAACTGAGCCTTTGGGATGCCGTAAGTTTTGTAGTTTTGAAAGTGGTCGTTAAATAATTTTATCGCCGTCACTTTAGCCCCCGCCTTTTCGCCGCACGCCCCCGCTTTTTCACCGCACGCAGGCGCTCGCGGTTAATGCCGTGGCGCGGGCCTTCTACTTTTAATACATAAGCCGCTATCTGCTCCTTATTCGTCCCGATGCGGGCGAGCAGGTCTTCGCAAAAGCGTTGCACCTCTGCGGGGCTGCGGACTAGATTAGTATTTCCCATTCGTATCTCCCTTAAAAAACTGTGTACTTTTAGTATATATAAAATCGCCCTGTTTTTCAAAAAAAATTATTTTTATTTTTTTCCTTGCTTTTTCGGCGATATGGAATTATTATAATAGAAGCGTTCCGAAAGCAAAAAACAAAAATCAAAAAAGGATAAAAGGAAATGCAGCAAATTCTACACTTCGCCCCACCCCCGGAACACCCCAAACACCCAAACGAAAGGACTAAAATGTCGATTGAAAACTTGTTACAAGAGAACACCGCCGCGCTGTTACAGAACACTGCGGCAATAAAAGAACTCATGACCGCCTACGTTGACCTACAGGCCCAGGTCGACGGCGCTGTTAAGTCGTACAGAGAGGGCACGCAGGAGCAGGCCCCCGCGGACTTCAATGTAGTCGAAGTTGAAAGCGCAAAGCCCAAGGCAGAAAAGCCCAAGGCAGAAAAACCCAAGGCAGCCCCCGCCCCCGAAGTCGTAGCCGAACCCGCCGCCCCCGCGCCGGAGCCCGCCCCCGTCACGGTCGAGCAGGTCCGCGGCGTGCTCGTCGAGATCGTAGAGAGCAGCCCCAAGGGCAAGGGCCGGGACAACTGCAAAATTGTCCTCGCCGAAGTCGGCGCCGAAAAGCTCAGCGACGTTCCCGCCGAAAAGCTCGCCGAGCTTTTCAATATAGCTAAACACGCGCTGGCAACGCTAAAAGGCGGTGAATAATGGAGAAACACGCTATACTGAGCGCGAGCTCAGCAGAAAAGTGGCTAACTTGCCCCGCGTCCCTGGGCGCTGAGAAGCTGGCCGGGGCCGTAGACGACACCAGCATCTACGCCGCCGAGGGCACCTGTGCCCACAAGATCGCCGAGCTGTGTCTAAGGCCCGGCGTTCCCCCTTACCCAGACGAATATCTAGGGACAGTGCACAAGGTCGACGGCTACGATATAACAGTAGATCAGGAAATGGTCGACGCCGTGGGCGTATATCTCGACTACTTGTTCTTGACGACTCACGCGATGGAAGATAGACACGTCGAGCTCAAAGTCGATTATAGCCCCTGGGCGCCGGAGGGCTTCGGCACGTCTGACTTCGTTTTTCTGTCCAACGGCAACACCTGCCTGCACGTTGTCGATCTTAAGTACGGCAAGGGCATAAGCGTGAGCGCGGAGCGTAACAAGCAGATGATGCTCTACGCCTTAGGCGCTATAAACACCCTAAAGCTCAAGGCTATAAACACCGTGGTGCTGTGTATAGTACAGCCCAGGATGGACTCAATTAGCGAGCACCCCATGAGTGTTAATGACCTCTACGACTGGGCCGATAACGAAGTCAGCTCAAAACCTGGCACAAAACCCGGATCAAAAGCCAATCTTGCTTACGACCTATATAATAACCCCGATTGGATAAGGCCCGAAGATTTCACCCCGTCGGAAAAAGGCTGTCAATGGTGTAAAATCCGTAAGACCTGCCTAGCCCGCGCTGCCGGTGGCTACGCCGTAGCCGTCGAGGGCTTCTCGAAGCTGGACGCGGGGGCTCAGGCCGAGGTCATGGCTAAGCCTGTAACCGATGCGGACCTGGTTAATGTCCACGAGATTAAAAACGACCAGTTGTCCGGCGTGTGGCAGAGCATCAACCTGTTCCAGGCCTGGGCTAAAGAGCTGTATGCCTTGATACTTGACAAGCTCATGGCCGGCGAGGACGTGCCAGGGCTTAAGCCCGTGGCGACCACCGGAAACAGGGCCTGGTCAATAGAGGACGAGGCGGACATAATCGCCGCGCTCCGCACAGCCGGGCTTAAAAAAACCGACTATGAGGTTATTAACATTATCTCCCCTACCCAGGCCGAGGCCAAGCTCAAAAAGGCACGCCCCGACGACTACAAAAAGCGGTATGGCGCGCTGGCGGCCAAGGCGATAACGCGACCAGCCGGAGCCACTAAGATAGTGCCTGAATCAGACAAGCGCCCGAGCATAGCGCCCGCGGGCTTTCAGGACGAAACAGATTTATCATTTTTAGATTAACTTAACCCAGAACACACAACGTCAACGAAAGGACAAAAAAAATGGGAAAACACATCATGATCAAAGGGGTCCGCTGCAGCTTTCCGCAGCTTTACGGGACAGTCACAAGAAAGAACGGCGAGAGTTTCGGGCCGAACATCACGATCTTACTCGACAAAAAAGAGCACGCGGCTTATATCGCTGAGGTAAAGGCCGCTATGGCTCAGGCCATCGCAGAGAATGAAAAGCTCAAAAAGTTCCCGCCGGCTAGCGATAAGCTGTGTCTGCGGGTGCCCTCTGCGGAGCGCGAGGAGTACCCGGAAAACTCCCTCATTCTCAAGGCCAACGCCAAGCACCCGCCGGTAGTGCTCCATAGCGACATGACGCGCATGACAGAACAGGATAATAAAATTTATTCTGGCTGTTACGTCAACGTCAAGATCGAAGTGTGGGGCCAGGCCAACGAGTACGGCAAGCGTGTAAACGCCAAACTTTTGGCTGTCCAGTTCGCCGCCGACGGCGAGAGCTTCGACGGCGGCTACGTCTCCGAGGAGCTGGCTACTGAGGGCTTCGGGTCGCTGTCCGGCGTCGAGGGCTTCGACACCGTAAGCGGTATGGACGATCTACCTTTTTAAGGGCATAGTGCGGAGACTATACCTTGATCTAGAAACCTACTCAGAGGCCGACTTGATAAAGGTCGGCCCCTGGGCTTACTCTATGCACCCCAGCACTGAGGTGCTTATGTTGGCGTGGACAGCCGATGGCGGCGAGCCCTGGATCTGGCTGCCGGGCCAGTCCGTCACGTGGCTTGATCCTTTGGTCCATTCGTGCAGTTGGCACGCGTGGAATGATTTTTTTGAATACTGCATAATTAAAAATGTACTCAAATGGCCGGTGCCCCCTATAAAACAATGGAATGATGTAGCCGCCAAGGCCGCCGCCCTGGCCCTGCCCCGGTCCCTGTCCGGGTGCTGTGAGGCCCTGGGCCTGCCCGCCGACGTGGCTAAAGATAAGGAGGGCAAGCGTCTTATTAATATCTTTTCCAAGCCGCAAAAGGGCCGGGGCTTAACTAGACGCATACGGCCCCAGGACGCGCCCGGAGAGTTTAACAAGTTTATCGAGTATTGCAAACAGGACGTAATAGCGGAGCGTGAGATAGACAACCGCCTCCCCGACCTGCAGACGGCGTCGAGGCAGACGTGGGAGCATGACAGGGCCATTAATTTGCGGGGGGTGCGCTTCGACCTGCCAGCCGTCAGGGACGCTATATATATACGTGAGCGGGCCAAAAAGGCCGAAGATAAAAAGGTTTATGACCTGACCGGGGGCGCGCTGGCGAATATCGGATCGGGTAAGCAGCTTGCCGAATACCTGGCCCCCCTGGGCGTAACGCTCGCAAATGCCCAAAGCGAATATTTAAAGGATGTTGCCCAGGTTCCCGGCCTGGCGGCGCTGCCCAAGGCTGTTATAGAGGCCCGTCTGCGTGTTCAAAAAGCCTCACTCGCTAAATATGATAAGCTACTTGATATAATCCACGCTGGCTCTGACCGGGCCCATGGGCTACTACGCTGGCACGGGGCGGCCACTGGGCGCTGGTCTGGTAATCTTTTCCAGCCGCAGAATTTACCAAGGCCCTCTTTTTATGATACCGACAACTGCATAAAACTTTTTAAATACCGGGACCCGGAGCTCTTGGCTGATTTGTACGACGAGCCGCTGGAGGCCCTGAGCTCCTGCCTGCGGGGTATGATAATCCCCTCCGAGGGCTGCCGGTTTATTGCCAGCGACTTCTCGCAGATTGAAAGCAGAGTTTTAAAATACCTGGCCGGCGATGACACGGGCCTGGATGCGTACCGTAACGGCTTAGACATTTACAAAGTCAACGCCGCCGCGGCTTTTAAGACCTACTACGAGGGCGTGACTAAGGCCCAGCGCACTATCGGCAAAGTCATCGAGCTGGCCTGCGGCTACCAGGGGGGCGTCGGCGCTTTCCAGCAGTTTGCGAAAGTTTACGGCGTGAAGATACCCGACGACGAGGCTCAGGTCATAATCAAAGCCTGGCGGGAAAAGAATAGAGCTATAGTCTCCTACTGGTATGACGTGGAGGCCGCCGCCGTGGCTGCGGTCTACGAGCCCGGCACTGTCCACGCTGTCCGGGGAGTGAAGTTTAAAGTAATTGGGTCTGGGCTCAATCGGTTTTTATACTGTCAGCTCCCGAGCGGTCGGCGCTTGGCGTACCACCGGCCCAGCCTGCAAGAGGGCAAATTCGGGGGCGACCAGGTGTATTTTTGGGGCGTGGACTCTACGACACACAAGTATGTAGAGCAGAGCACTTACGGCGGCAAGCTGGTCGAAAATATCGTAAGCGGCGCGGCCTGTGACCTTTTAGCGCATAAGCTCCCACTCCTGGAAGCTGCCGGCTATCCAGTAGTCTTTACGGTGCACGACGAAATTATCGCCGAAGTGCCCATCGGCCACGGGTCAATAGACGAATTTAACGAAATTATGCGCATTAACCCGCCCTGGGCCGAGGGCCTGCCTGTCGATGCGGACGGCTACGAGGCCGGGAGATATAGGAAATAAAAAAAATAAATAAAATAATAGTTGCTTTTTGTTGTCTTTTGTGTTATATTATAAGTATAGGAAATCAAACAAATCAACAAAAGGAAAAAGCAAAATGCAAAACTCAAACATCATAACAGCCGAATATAACAGCAGCGTCCTTGTCGGCGCGGGCTGGCGCTCAGTGACAATCAAGGCGGAGTTACAGAAGATAACCGAAAAGCGGGCGAAAGTGGCGCGGGTCTTAGAGGTAGACGGCGAGACTCAGCTCGGCTGGACTTCCCGGACCGGCGCACGTCGGCAGCAGTATAATTCCGCGTCAACGGCAAGCCGGGAGACGGGGAAAGTTAAAATTATTTCTAAACTTAACGTGCTTTAGTAGGGGGACGTAATGTATTCAACCAAAGATGTCACAAGAACAAAAGACGGCAAGTACATCCTCGATGGCACCACGTTCATCGAAGACCAGTACGGCGGCGTATATATGCAAATGGAAAAGCTCAATTTTCGCATCGGCACAAAAAAAGGCCGCACCACTCGGCAGGCAATAGTCGATGAAATGAACCATATAATAAACTTGGAGGCCCTAGCATGAAAGCAGAAAAGACAGAGGTGGTTAAAATCCGCATCGGCGTGAAGGAAAAAGCCGAACTCGACAAAATCGCTAAGCGTGAGTGCCGTACGTTCGCCGGCCAGGTGCGCCTGGCCCTGCGCGAATGGCTGGGAGTGAGGATGTTAGATAAAACATCCGTGATGTAGGCGGTTGTACGCAATAAAAATTTCTTTTTGAATTTATAGGGAGCACTAATGAACAGTATCAAGTATTTTATTCTTTTCGGTGGTGGCGCATTTGCGGCCGCCTTTTGTTTGTATTACGTAGTTGCGTTGCTATTCTCGTTACCTAACCCTATTAGCGGGGCTTTGGGCACTGGTATCGGCACTGGTTTTGTCCAAGGGATTGCGGCTGCGTGGACATTAAGGTAGAAATTTGGAGTAAAAGGAATAATATGAAAAATATAGTTTTATGCGACATTGACGGCACTATCGCCAACATCGACCACCGCGTTCACCTGCTCAAAGATAAGCCAGTAGACTGGGAAGCATTTTACAAGGACGCGCACAAAGACGCGCCTATCCATGAGATGCTTGATTTGATAGACGCGCTTTTCGAAGTCTATGATGTCAATTTTATTACCGCTCGGAGCGAAAACGAGCGGGCGCTAACAAATAAATGGTTGACCGATAAGTTGTTGTTTATCCGGTTCCCCTGCCTCATAATGCGCAAAAACGGCGATCACCGCTGCGACTCAATCGTCAAGGTCGAGCGGGCGCTGGAGGAGGGATACACGCCCGACCGCGTGGCCTTCGTGCTCGAAGACCGTACCCGCGTCGTAAAGGCGTGGCGCGCTGCGGGCTACCGCTGCCTGCAAGTAGCTGAGGGGGACTTTTGAAAACCGTAATAGAGATATTGGCAGCTATATTCGTACTGTTTGTTATGGTGTTCTGCGCCGGGAGCTTTTTGCTCGCAGTCGCGGGAATGACGGGGGTTATATAATGATTGAGCTTATTCGCTGGGTAGCCTTATGGACAGTGATCGCCATTGTGTCGCTAGTCCTTTTTTTAATCGCTGGAGTGAAAAAATAATATGTTAGAAAAACACATCGAAAAAGCCGGCACGGAGTACGCCCGGAGCCTGGGCTGGTTAGTCTACAAAGGCAACGCGCCCGGAGTGGTCGGCTTTCACGACAGGATACACTTTAAGGCCGGGCTGTGCTTCACGATAGAGTATAAGGCCCCCGGCAAAAAGGCCACGCCAGCGCAGCGCAGGCGGGCCGAGGAGCTGAGCGCTGCCGGCATACCCTGCCGGTGCTGTGACAGCATCGCCAAGGCTAAGAGCTTTATAGACCTCATGAATTATCACGCTTACTTTGCCATCAATGGTGCGATGACAGCCATAGGCATTGAGAGCTTCGAGCCATGACAACTAAACTCTCCGAGCTCCTACTGCGGGACTCCCAGGTTTTCACGGCCCAGTTTATCCGCGATAATCCATTCTGCGCCGTGTTCAGCGACATGGGCTTCGGGAAGACTTCGGCCACGCTGACCGCCCTTGTCGATATGCTCAAGGCCGGGGAAGTACGCCGGGCGCTGGTAGTATCGACTAAGCTCGTCGCCCGCGAGACATGGCCCGCCGAGGTCGAGGCATGGGCGCACACCGCCGGCCTGCGCCTCAGCGTTATACTCGGGGACGCGCCCGCCCGCCTCGCCGCCGTGAAGTCGGCCGCGGATCTATACATCATAAATCAGGAGAATTTCGTTTGGTTGGCGGAGCTGGCCGGCAAGTCCTGGCCGTTTGACTTTGTAATCTTTGACGACGCTAAGGGCTTTAAGAGCGGCAAGCGCAAGAGCCGCCCGGCGACGGCCTCCTGTCAGCACGCCGACGACTGCCCGATATACGAGCACGCGCCCCGCGCCCGTGCCTGCCTGACCCTCTGCCGGGAGTTCACGGCGTTCCCATCAAGGTACACGCGATTCGGCGCCCTGTGCGCCCTACGGCCGCAGATTAAAAGCCTGGTCCACCTGACCGGCACGCCGACGAGTAAGGGCCTGGTCGACCTCTGGCCCCTGGTCTATACCCTTGACGGCGGTCTGCGCCTGGGCCGTACCTTTACGGCATACAAGGAAAAATATTTTGACAAGAATTTTAACGGGTTTGGGTTTGCGCTCAAGGAGGGGTCAGCTGAGAAGATAGCGGCGGCTATAAAGGATATATGTATAGCCATTCCGTCTGAGGCCAAGCTGCCGGAGTGTAAGCACATTCCCGTCAGCATACGGCTTGACCCCGCGGCCGCTGAGAAGTACGACGCTTTTGCCCGCGACATGGTGCTGGCGCTCGACGGCCAGGAGGTCGAGGCGGTAAACGCGGGGGTCCTGGCCGGCAAGCTCCTACAGTGCTGTAACGGGGCCGTCTATACCGAGGGGACCGAATGGGCCGTGCTGCATATCGCTAAGCTAGAGGCGCTGTCCAGCATCCTGAGTTATCACAAGGGCGAGCCCATACTGATAGGCTACAATTTTAAGCACGACCTCGCCCGCTTGCGGGATTGGCTGCCCCAGGGGATCGACATCCGGGACCGGCCCGACGCTGTGACAGCCTGGAACGCGGGGCAGATCCCTATTATGTTCGTCCACCCCGAGAGCGCGGGGCATGGCCTGAACCTGCAGAAAGGCCCCGGTCATGTGCTGGTCTGGTTCGGGCTTAACTGGTCGCTGTCCTTGAATAAACAATTAAATAAGCGGCTCCACCGGCCAGGGCAACGGCAGACGGTGTATATATATTATCTCATAGCCGAGGGCCGGGCAGACGAGAAGGTGATGGAGGGCGTGGCTAAGTACGACTGGACACAAAATCAACTATTAGCAGCAGTAAAAAGGAGCGTTAAAACTTCG